CAAAAATTAATGAAGAAAGTAAATATATTAAAATTGCTATTAATCCATTATTTGTTACTACATCAGAAGATGATAATCCTGCTATTGGTGTAGCAATGAAAAAGTTTTATGCACTTACAGGTGGAAACAATGGTGTTTTTGGAAGACACTCAGATGTTTCTATAGAAGCTGGTGAAACAGCAGCTTGTATGGAAGCTTATGACCTTTATTCTAATCCAGAAGAAATTGATGTAAACCTTTTCATTGATTCTGCAAAATCAGTAGATATTAAAAGATATTTAATTAATCTTGCTGAAGTTATTAGAAAAGATTCTTTTGCTATTCTTGACGTTCCAAGAGAATTAGTAGTCAATAACAAAGGATCTGAAACTTTAGATATGGTAAAATGAAGACGTGGTCAGGATGGATCTACTTTTAATCCTAATACTTCTTATGCAGCTCTCTACGGAAACTGAATCGAAGTTTTTGATGAATATTCTAAAAAATATCGTTGAATTCCTTTATCTGGTCACATGGCTGGGTTATATGCTCATACTGATGAAGTTACTGATGCATGATGAGCACCTGCTGGTCTAAATAGAGCAATCCTTACTAATGTTCGTAGATTAGCTTTTAATCCTACTGAAGACAATAGAGATGTTCTTTATATTGCAGGCATTAATCCTGTTGTGTCTTTTTCTGGTCAAGGTAAAGTAATTTGAGGACAAAAAACTCTTCTTGATAAATCAAGCGCTTTTAATAGAATCAATGTAAGACGATTATTCCTTGTTTTAGAAAAAGCTATTAGTAAAGCCTCTAAATACTTTTTATTTGAACAGAATGATGAAATCACATGAATGTTAATGACAAATATGATTGAGCCATTTTTACGTGATGTAAAAGGACGTAGAGGATTATATGATTATTTAGTACAGATTAATGAAGTTACTAATACTCCTGAAAGAATTGATCGTAATGAATTATGAGGTGATCTATATCTTAAACCAACAAGAACAGCTGAATTTATTCGACTTAATTTTATTGCAACAAAAACTGGTGCATCATTTAGTGAATTAGCTGGATAGATAATTTTTATTTACAAATAAATAGAAACATGTTATATTATTTTTAATAGAAGGACATCAATTGATCATTGTTGATTATTTTTCTCTGATAATCTAACTTCTATTAAAATAATGGAGAAATAACATGGAATTATTAGAATTACAAGATTGAATTAGAAAAAATTTATTTGATGCTAAAAATAGATTTGTTATAAAAAGAGTAACAAAAGAAATAGAAAAAGAAATTATTAATTATACGTTTTTTTTACAAAATAAAAAATTATCCCAAAGAGTTTATCACATATTAAATGAAATTTGGGAAGTTGTTTTATGTAAAGAATGTAATAAAAATGAAGTTTCTTTTAAAAATATAAAAGTAGGATATAGTAATTTTTGTTGTCATTCATGTGCTCAGAAAAACAAAGACACACAAAAAAAATATCAACAATCTTGTTTAAATAAATTTGGTGTTCCATTTGCATTACAATCAAAAGAAGTTAAAGAAAAAAGTATTAATACTAATTTAAAAAAACATGGTGTTAAATATATAACTCAAACCAAAGAACATAAAGAAATTGTTTCACAAAAAAGAAATAATGAAAATGAAGAACAAAAAAATCATAGAATTGAATCAGCAAAAAATTCTTGTTTAAAGAATTATAATGTTTCTTGATTTTCAAAAACAGACTTATTTAAAGATAAATGTCAAGAAACATGATTAAAAAATATAGGTGTAACACATCCTTCTAAATTAAATAAATGTTTAGAAAAAAGTAAAAACAGTAAATATATTTCTCTTCAAAAAAAATATCCTATTTTAATAAAAGAATGTTTAGAAAACAATTTAATTATTAATATAAATTGTCCTGAAAATTGTAGAATTCCAGTTAAATGTAAATGTAAAAAAGGACATATTTTTTATAGAGATATAAATGCATTAACATATAATAAAATTTGTCCTTTATGTAATAACAATAAATCAAAAGCTGAAGTAGAAATTACTGAATTTTTAAATTTATATAATATTGAAATTTTTAATAATAATAAAAAAATAATAACTCCATTAGAATTAGATATTTATCTTAAAAATGAAAAAATAGCTATAGAATATGATGGAATTTATTGGCATTCAGAAATAAATGGAAAAAATAGAAATTATCATTTAAATAAAACTAATTTATGTAATGAAAAAGAAATTCAATTAATTCATATTTTTGAAGATGAGTGAATAAATAAAAAAGAAATTTGTAAATCAGTATTATTAAGTAAATTAGGAAAATTTGAAAATAGAATTTATGCTAGAAAATGTATTATTAAAGAAATTAATACTAAAGATAAAAATGAATTTTTAGAAAATAATCATTTACAAGGAAAAGATAATTCATCTATTAAATTAGGCTTATTTTATAATAATGAATTAATTTCTGTAATGACATTTGGAAAAAGAAAAATAACAGGAAACCCCTCATTTGAATTAATTAGATTTTGTTCTAAATTAAATACACAAATTATAGGTGGAGCAAATAAATTATTTAAATATTTTATTAATAATTGTTGGGACGGGGAAGAAATAACAACTTATGCTGATAAAAGATGAAGTAATGGTAAATTATATGAAAAAATAGGATTTAAATTAGAACATGAATCTTCTCCTAATTATTGGTATGTAGAAAACGGAAAGAGAATTCATAGAGTAAGTTTTCAAAAACATAAATTAAAAAATAAGTTAGAAAAATTTGATAATAATTTAACAGAATGAGAAAATATGCAGTTAAATGGTTATGATAGAATTTGAGATTGTGGTAATTTTGTTTTTAAATATAAATAATAATAAATAAATAAAAAGAATAAAAGGAGTAATATATGGCTATTAATGGATTTAATATCAATGAATTTAGATCAAATTATCAAGATTTATCAAGAGCATATACATTTATGATTATGCTTAATAATCCTTTTGGTGTAATGGGAACAGATACAATGAAATATCTTGTTAATGCTTCTTCTATGCCAGGAAGTACAATTGATAAAGCTGAAGTGAATTGACAGGGAACAATTTTTCCATTAGGAACAACTCATACTTATGATGATTGAACTGTTACGTTTAGAATGGATAATGCAGCTCAAATTAGAAAGGATTTTCTAAATTGAGATAAAGTTGTTCATAATCCTGAAACTAATGTTCACGCATCTCCAAGTGATTATATGGTTGATCAAGAAATTTGACAGTTAAATACCCAAGGTGATCCAATTTTAAAACTTAAATTAATTGGAGCATGACCTTCTGCTATTGGGGAATTAACATTAGATTATGGGTCAAAAGAAGTATCTACTTTTGATGTAACTTTTAGTTATCTTTATAATGTAGAAGTATAAATAATTATCAAATTTGTTAAGGAGATAACATGTCATTTAATTATAAGAAGTATTTGAATATTTATGAAGCAGAAGTAGAATTACCTAGTAGTAAAGAAATAATTAAAATTAAGCCTTTAACTACTAATCATATGAAGAAGTTGCTTGTATATGAGAATGAAAAAGATGCTTCTGTTGGTGAAAAAGTATTAGATGAAATTTTATCAATGTCTATTTTAGATGAAAATTATGATATTGATAATATGTATTTACAGGATAGATATTTTCTTTTTATTGAAATTAGAAAATTAACAAAGGGATCTCTTCATACATATACATTTACATGTCCAAAATGTAAAAATCAGTCTATTCAAAAGATTGATTTAAATAATTTAGAAATTCATAATTTAAAAGATGATATTGATTATACAATTAAAGTATTAAATGATCAATTAACATTAAATATGAAGTTTCCAACTAGAAAAGATCAAAAAGAAGCCTTTTCAGTAATTGATAAAAATTTATCTGATACAGAAAAACAGATTGAAATGATTTTATCTAATTTAGCACAGTGTATTGAGAGTATTGATACACCAGATGGTAAAGAAGAGAATTTATCCATTCAAGATAAAATGGAATTTGTTGGAGATTTACCTGCAACAGATTATGATTCAATTAAAGAATGGTTTAATGAAAATGATTTTGGAATTGATTTAAAAATTAAAGTTAAATGCAATGATTGTGAATATGAATCTATTGAAAATATGGAAATGACAAATTTTTTTCAATAAATAAACTGTTTTGTTTAGATTGTACTTTAGATAGTATAATTCAAGAACAATATTATTTAAGTAAATATGTGAATATTTCTGTAACTGAAAGTGGGGAATTGTTAGATTTTGAAAGAGAAGCATATCTTGCTCTTTTAATCAAAGAAAAAAAAGAAAAAAATAATATAAATAATAATAACTAACTCACTTGGTTTAAATGAACCAAAGGATTAATAGTCTAAAGAGTTTTTGTAATAACAATACAAGAATTCTTTAGACTTTTCTATTTTGGAGTGTAAATATTATGAATATAGAATCTATTAGAGATAAAATATCTAATGAAGTATCAGAAGGATTTAATACTGTTTCTTCTACTGTTGCAAGTAATACTAAAGAAATCATGGGAGATGCTTTAGGATCATTAGTTGATGATATTAAATCAATTACATCAGGAACATTAAATATTTTAAAAGGTGGGGCTAAAAGCATATTTGGTATTGGTAAAGACACAGATGAAAAACAATTAGATGAAACAGAAAAACAAACTGGTATATTAAAAGATATTTGAGGTTATTTCAAAGGAGAAAAAAAAGCTTCTTTAATGGGATATAAAAAAGAAGATGAAGGAATGGATTGAAGTACAATTTTAATGGGTGTTACTTTTGGTGTTGGTGCTATTATAGGAGGATTGGTTGGAGTAATAGTAAAACCATTTGAAGTATTATTTAATGCAATGAAAATATTAAAACCAATATTTTTAGGTATTGGTGGATTAGCTAAAGTAATATATTCTTCATTAAATAAAATTCCTATGATAAGTAAAATTTTTACTTGAATTGGCAGTAAATTTTCTTTTATTGTTAAAATGTTTTCTCCAATTCAAAAAGCATTTTCTTCTATCACTAAAGGATTTGCTGCATTAAGTAAAGGATCTGGATTAATAGGAACTTTTGTTCAAGGTGTAATGAAAGGATTTTCCAGATTAGCTTGACCATTAACAGCTTTAATTGGATTATTTGATTTTGTAAAAGCATTTACCAGTACAGAAGGATCATTAATAGATAAATTTAAAGCTGGTATTACTGCTGCTTTAGTAGGATTTTTAGATTTACCATTAAAATTAATTGGCTGGTTAACAGATAAATTTTTAGGATTATTTGGAATAAAAATCGAAGGTGGAACAGGAAGTAAATTAATTGAATGATTAAAAAAAGGACTTAATCTTACATTAGATGCTATATTATGACCTTTTGTAAAAATTAAAGAAGGAATTGAATGATTAATAAGTTCTATTTCTAATGCAGAAAGTGGTGTTGGGATTTTTGGATTAATAAAAGAAGGGATTTCTGTTGCATTGGATTATATATTATGACCATTTAAAGTTATTTGAGAAGGATTAAAAGGATTATTTAATTTAGCAACTGGAGATCATGAAGCAGCATTAGGAAATTTAAAAAAGATAGGTTCTATTATTTGAGATACTTTTTCTAATATAGGAAAATATATTTGAAATTGGGCTTTAAATATTATTAGTTGATTAAATCCTTTAAATTGGTTTTCTGATAGTTCTCATGAAGATAATGTTAAAAATTTATCTGAATCTTTTACTCATGTATTTACTAATATTTGAAATTGAATAAAAATAAAAGTAAGTAATTTTCTTGATTTATTAAATCCAATGAATTGATTTAGTAATTTACAATTAGAAAACATTGGAAGTAAGTTCACTAATATGTTTACTAATATTTGAAATTGAATAAAAATAAAAGTAAGTAATATACTTGATTTATTAAATCCAATGAATTGATTTAGTAATTTACAATTAGAAAACATTGGAAGTAAGTTCACTAATATGTTTACTAATATTTGAAATTGAATAAAAATAAAAGTAAGTAATATACTTGATTTATTAAATCCAATGAATTGATTTAGTAATTTAACATTAGAAGATATAGGAAGTAAGTTCACTAATATGTTTACTAATATTTGAAATTGAATAAAAATAAAAGTAAGTAATATACTTGATTTATTAAATCCAATGAATTGATTTAGTAATTTAACATTAGAAGATATAGGAAGTA